GACCAGGTTCTTGGTCGAGCCCAGATATCTACTGATAGCCACGAAAAATCCCCCGTCAAGCTCTGCGCTTCGGCTGTGTGTTCGAGGTCCAGAGAGAGTGTGCCGAGCGGGATATCCGGTAAGTGCTCCCCGCGCCGCAACGCCGTAGAGACGCTAACGCAGTGGAGGGGACCACACCATGCCCGCACGCCGCCGATGGCCGCTCACGGCCATCCTGGACGAGTACCTGCCCATGCCGGCCCGCTTGCTCCTGACGCTCGTCGCGCTCATGCTCGGCCTGTGCGTCGCCGGCCTCACCTGGCCGCCGCTGCCCGACGCGACGCCGAGCACGGCCGCCGTCGTCGTCATCACGCCCGACGACCCCGCCGCGGCGACGCCCACGCCTGCCGCGGAGCTCGGCCGGTGAACACCCTGACGGACATCCTCGCCGCCCCGTTCGGCTTCGCGTTGCTCGCCTTCACCACCTGGCGGGGATGGGCGATCTGGCTGGCCGTCGTCACCGGGGTCGCCATCGCCTTCCGTCACGAGCTCGCCGTGATCGTGACCGGCCTGCGGACTGCGGGAAGTAACGCTCTGCGATCCATCCGCCGAAAGGACCGGTCATGACCTTCCGCACTCTGTTCGCCGTCGCCGCTCTCGGCGTCGTCGCGCTCGCCGCCTGCTCCACACCCAGCACGCCCGGACCGACCGCCGCAGGCTCGACGCCGACCAGCTCTGCCACGCCGGCCGCTGCCGCGGTTGACGGCAGCGCCGACCACCCGCTCGCGTTCGGTGCCACCTGGGGCAACGACAGCCAGATCCGGATCACCCTCGGCGCGCCGGCCCCGTACACGCCGTCGCCCTCGGCCTTCATCCCCGGCGGCCGCGCCGCCAGGGCCGTCGCCCTCGACGTCACGATCGTCGTCCCGGCCGGCCTCGGCAAGGCGTTCCCGGCGATGCTGCTCACCACCCAAGCCACCGCCGGTACCGCGCAGGCCCAGAGCATCGAGGACGTCGGCAACGGCGTCGGCACGCCGACGGCCAGCGTGCTGCCCGGCAAGTCGCTCACGTAGAAGATCGCGTTCGCCGTGCCGACCACGCCGAGCGACTTCACCGTGCAGGTGAGCACCGCGATCGGCGGCCAGCCCGTGTTCTTCACCGGCAAGGTCTGACCGCGTAGCCTTCGCGCAGGTCGACCTACGACAGGACCCCCGGCACCATGATTGCCGGGGGTCCTGTTTCGGTTCTACTGCTCGGTCTTCTTGACGGCCGCGAGCAGGCGGCCCACCGCACCCGGCGGGAAGACGAGCTCGGGACCCTGCGGGTTCTTCGAGTCACGTACGGCGGTCAGGGTGGAATCCAGCTCAACGCAGCCACCCCCACCCCCATTGGTCGAATAGCTCGACTTCTTCCATATCCTGATCATTTGTTCTCCATCCTGTCGGCCAACTTCTCTGTGACCTTCTCGGCCGACAACTGTGGGCTCAACGCGGCGGCGAGAGTCCGTTCTGCCGCGTCAGTCTGTTCGAGGACATCAGCCTCCTCGTGAAGGAACATGCCGCTCAAGCGAGTTTCGGTGTGGACAATGGGACTTGCTGCCGAGAACTCGAAGATGGCGAAATTCTGAACCATCAGCGGCACATAGTCGCTGTCCGTCGGAATGATCCGCACATCGACGTTGGGCAGCTCGGCCATCTTCGCGAGATGCTGCAGCTGCCCGATCATCACCTCGCGGCCGCCGATGTTGCTGTCGAGCGCCGGCTCGCCGATCAGCGCAATGAGCTGCACAGGGTCGGCCCGGTACAGCACCTTGCGCCGGCCGAGCCTCATCGCGACCCGAGGCTCAACGTCCGCCGGCTGGGACTCCTTCGAGATGATCGCCCGCATGTACGCCTCGGTCTGACACAGGCCGGGCACGATGCCCCAGACGCCCTCGGTGATGCGCGTCGCGGTGTGCTCGAACTCCAGATACGCCGCGAGGTGCGAGGTCTGCTCCGGAATCGTGATCGGCGACCAGCTGTGCCCGTTGTCGGGCTCGGCCGCTAGGGCGATGATGCGCTCTCGCGTGGCTGGCGGCACGTCCAGCGCAGTCAGGATCGTCGCCACGTCCTCCGGCTTGGCCTGACGCTCGCCGCTCTCGAACCGCGACAAGGTGGATGCCTGTCCGGCGGTCCAACCCAGCCGTCGGGTCAGCTCGCGCAGGCCGAGGTTTGCCGCCTCGCGGGCCTTGCGGAGCTCGGCACCGATCGCGCGGGCGCGTGGTGTACCGGAAGTGTTGCCAGCCATGCAACACAGGGTAGGCCCTGAACGGCCGGTTTCGGGCATGACCCGATCGGGGCATTGCCGAGGTGTTGCGCAACGCCGCACACTGTTGCGCAACACCTCGACGGAAGGAGCGGCCATGGTTCACCTGAGCGCCCGCCGTCGTCTCCCTGACCACGCGGCTTCAGCGACCTTTGCCGCGTGGGGATCCCTGGCCGGTCGGGCCAACCACCTGCCGGTCAGGGCCTCAGCCCCGACGCTGTTCACGCTCCCCGGCGTGAGTAGCGTCGGCCCCAAGTCCCGCCCCGATGCCTCCTCGCCTTCCAACCCCCCCGTCGGGGCGGGGTTCCTCGGCATACGTGCCGCCGAGGAGACGACCGTCGTCGGCGGCCGGCCGCTGGCCGGCGGCGGTCCCAAACTCACCGCGGCGACGGGTGAAACCCCGAGCCCCGTCGCCGCGGTGCCTCACCAGGCCGGTGCGCGGTGACCGCCTACTGGGCATGGGCTGCCGACGGCAGCGCCATGCACGCCTGGCCGCTCACTGCGGAGCAGGTACAGCAGGCCAAGGCGGAGGAGACCGCGCACACGACGATCTGCGGCTGGATCAGCGGCATCGGCGAGCGACCCGTCCAGCCGCCGCACATCGAGGCCGAGCGGAACCACTGCTCAGCGTGCTGGTCGGCGCTGCACCCGCCGGCCAATACCCCGTTCATCGCGGCGCTGGTGTTGTCCGACATCCCGCGCGCCGACACCCAGTGGAGGCGTAGCGGCTGATCTTCCGCCGGGCCGAGCACGACAGCAGTCCCAACTAGGAGAGGTGAGTACGCGATGGCGGCGTGTGGCGCATGCGGCGGTAGCGGCTGGGTCTGGGTCGACGGCTGGTGGAAGCCGTGCTCCTGCGGCAAGTAACTCCCCGGACACGCGAAAACGGCCCCACGCTCCCGAGGGGAGAGCGTGGGGCCGTTCGCTGTGCGGGCTGGATCAGGCGGTCGGGGGTGCCGGCGGCTTGGCGTTCGGGACGACGGCGATGATGCCGGCCCCGCCGAGCACGGCGATGGCGATCGTGACCCATTCGGTCGTGGTGACGGTGCCATCGGCCAGCGCCGGCGTGAGCGCGGCGACGCCGGCCGCGAGGCCACCGGCGACAGCCTTGGCGTAGCGCAGGATCGTGGACAGCATGGTCGCTCCTCAGTGCTGGGCCGGCGCGTCCGGCACCAGCGTCAGCTCGTAGTGGCCAGTGGACGGGTTGAGCTGGGCCTGCTGCGGCTGGCCGTTGATGGCCACGGTGACCTGCGGGGCCATGACCTTGGCCTCGGCGCCGAACCGGGTCACCAGGTCCTGCCAGCGGCCCATCGCGTCGGCGTCGCTCGCGCCGTCGTTGAGGTTGCTGTACGCCTGAGCGGCCCGGACCGAGGCGGGGATCGGCAGGCCGAGGAACGCGCCGTTCTCGAGCAGTAGCCCGGAACCCACCTCGTTGCCGCCCTGCGAGACGGCGAACCAGTTGCCCATGTCGATGTCCTTCGTCTTGGCGGGGATGGCGGTGTCGACGCCAGGCCAGTAGTCGGCGACGACGCTGAGGTCCCAGTGGCCGCCCGAGGTGATCGGGTCAGCGAACTGGTGGGCCACCGCACCCACATGCAGCGCGGGGCTGCCGTCCGGGTTCTGCGGCCCCGGGTAGGCGGCGATCCACCAGTGCGGTTCGGCGACGCCGGCCGCGGCGAACGCGGCCCGGACCGTTGGCCACAGCGACTGTGAGCAGTAGACGGTGGGGTCGGCGCCGGCCGCTCGCCGCCGCTGCACCCAGCCGGGCGCCTGGTTCGGCTGGGCCGCGCCCTGCTCGACGTCGAGCACGTGGCCGTCGTTGGTGGCCGGGTTCAGTGCGATCCGGACGTGCACGCTGTTGGGGAACCGCGCCCATGCGGAGTCGGGCCAGCGCGGGACGCCGTCGATGTAGCCAGCGACCAGCGCCGGCGGCCGGCCGTTGATGGACGTCGGGATGTCGGTCGGGGTCACCGAGTCGTACATCGTGCGCATGACTACCTCCCGATCCGGATCGCCGGCGGCAACGAGCTCGAGGTCTGCGGTGCCTGCGCGCAGCTGTAGGTCGGCGCCGAGTCCGGCGAGCCGGCGTCGCGGGTGCACCGGTAGGTGACGCCGGCGGGTGAGGTCCATGTCCAGCTGGCCGGCGGCTGGCCGTTGACACCCGGCGGACCCGGTGGCCCAGCTGGGCCTGCCGGGCCGGCGGCACCTGCCGCGCCGTCTGTCCCGTTGGCCCCGGGCTGACCGTCCGCGCCGGGCGCGCCGACGGCGCCTGACGGGCCCGCGGCACCGCTCGCGCCCGTTGGGCCCGGCGGTCCACTCGGCCCGACAGGACCAGGTGGGCCCGGCGGCCCGGTCGCGCCCTGCGGCCCGACGGCGCCGGTGACCGCCGGCGGCTGCACAGCCGGCGTCCCACCGAGCCGCAGCACCTGATCGGCCAGCGCCTGCGCCGCCGAATGGTTGTCGGCCGCCGAGGTGGTCAGCTCGTTGATCTGCGCCTGCTGCGTGGCCGATCGCAGCAGCATCAAGCCGGCCAGGACCAGAATGCTCAGTACCGTCAGCGACCAGGCCACCCAGATCTTGCGATGGCCGCCGACGTCCCGGGCGCGCTGGGCGGCTGGGGCCACGATCGTCTCTCGCGCGTCGTCAGTCACTGACCGAGCCCCTTCCGGTCGTCGCGAATGTGGCGCAGGCGTTCGATCTCGGCGTCGGAAAGGTTCCCGTCGGCGGCGGCGTCCAGTAGTTCCTCGAGGACTTCCTCGGCCGCACGCTCCCGCTCGCGGGGACTGGTGCGGCGCAGGGCCATGATGACGCCGGCGACGCTGCTGCCGACACCGGTGATGACGGCCGCCAGCGCGGTGAGCAGCGTGGCCAGATCAACCACGGCACCCCCTCTGTCTCTTGTGGACGATCACGACTGCCGCAGGTAGCAGCCGAACACCTGCGCGCCGACCACGCCGGTACCGCTAGACACGGCCTTGAGTTGAACCTGGACGCTCTCGTTCCCGAACACGCCGCTGATGTCGAACGGTCCCTTTCTGGCCACCTCGAGAGTGCCGTTCTCGGTCCATGTGCCCACCACGCTGCCGCCGACGTAGAGCTTGAACGTGGTGTTGTTGCTGCCAGACCCTTGTCCCCACACACCATCGATGCTGATCCGCGGGTGACTGCCGAGCGGGATGCGCCCTTCCCACAGCGCCGTCTCGGTCGTGATGGCGCTGACGTTGACGGTGTTGTACGCAACGACCGAACCGGCGGCGACATTGGTTGTGAACAGCGGATACATCGGCACCGCGAGGTACGGAAAGGCCAGGCCGCCGGTCTGGATATCGTCCGCGAAGATGATGTGCCCAAGCCAGTCCCGGATGGCCGTGAAGTAGCGGCCGCTGGGAACGTCGAGCTGAGTAGCCATGATGGCCGCGCCGCCGGGCCGCCACAGCTGGAAGATCTGGTTTCCGCCGGCGTCCGGTCCGATGTAGACGACCAGGTGGCCGGCGTTGTCGTCCATCTCGAAGAACGCATTGTTCGTAATGGTCAAACCACCACGCGAGATCGTCGCCGACGACAGGCCGACCGCGCGGCGCAGCTCGTCAACCTGTCGCTGTAGGTCGGCGACCTTGCTGATCAAGTCTTCCGGCTGGTTGACCTGCCCCACGATGCCCCCTCAGTAGACGTCGCCGAGCAGCGGCGCCAGCGTCAGCTGCACCGACTCCTCGCCACCCTCGTCGGCGACCGTCACGTCCAGCCCGATGATCCGGGACGAGGTGTCGAGGCCGGCGGTGAAGAACTCGTCCTTGATGACCAGGCGGCAGTCGTCGCCGACCGAGAAGTCGTCGATGGTCGGCGACAGCGCGCCGTTGACTTTGATCGTCGGTAGCACCACCGGCAGCCGGTTCACGAACTGGTCGGACGTGGCATGGTCGATCAGCGTCCGCGACTGGCTCACGCCGCTGTACTGCTGGGCGCCCTCCAACAACGGCCAGCCGTACGAGTAGCGGGTGAGGTCCTCGGCGACGCCGATCGGCGTGCCCTCGGCGGTGCCGTCCGACGTCGCGAACGCCCTGGTTTCCATGCGGGTGCCGTCGCTGGGCCACACGTATGACCTCATGTTCCCGCCGAGCTCCCACACCCACGGCGATCCCTGCTGGCCGAGGTGCGGCGTGCCGAGCCGCAACAGCTTCGTCGGCCGACCCTGGCTGTCGGTCGGCCCGACGTCAAACAAAACGTCGGGCCCGTTCAGCACGTTGCATAGGTCCTGCAACGCGCTGCCGATGTCCTTGAGCTGGTACCCGTAGTAGGACCGGTCCCGGTAGATCCCCGACGACGAGCTGTCGAGCGTGATGCCGATGTCGCCGCCGGTGTGCGTCGCCGCCTCGATGAGAAGGTTACGCGCCAGTTGGTTCTGTTCGACGCCGGTGTACACAGTGGACAGGCCAGCGACGTAGGCCGTGTCCGTGTAGGCCGTACCGGACAGCGCCGGCAGGATGTACCGGTGGTTGTAGTACGACCACCAGTCCGCCGCGCCGATGCTGAGCACCTTGGACTCACTGTCAAATTTGCGGGTCCAGATGATCCCGCCCCACACCGGGTTATCGCCGCGCAGCACGTAGATCGCGCGGGATGTCGGCGTCGTCAGCTGGTACGGGTTCAGCGCCTGGATCTTCGGTGTGATGATCGTCTGGCCCTGGAAAGTGCCGCTGTCGCACAGCTTCTGTGACCACTTCACGCTCGCCAGCGGCAGCTCGCCGAGGATCGTGTTGGTGCGCAGATCGGCGATCAGGTAGCTGTACTGGCTCACCTCAGTGCGCCTTCGTGACCAGCAGGCCCGACGGACCGTCGTCCTCGACCCAGACGCCCACGAGGTTGGTGCTGGCCGAGCCGCCGCCCTGGAACTGGATCGTGCCGCTACCCACCGCGGTCAACGACGCGCTGATGAAGAATGCGGCGTTTTCGGCGGCGGATGTTTCGTACGTCGCCGTGATGTCGTCGGTGTAACCGAGGACGGTGCTCTTGATCTGCACGACGTCCTGTGCGATCTGCGTGGCACCAGAAAGAGCAACGCTCGTGTTCTTATAGAGATTGATCACGAAGTTATCGTTTGCGGTGTTACCCTGGTACTTCATTCGGACGTGAACGATGTATCGGCGGTTCGCGAGCAGGCTGAGCACGCCGGAGTTCATATCGGTCGGAATGGTCTCCGTGCCGCCGATCGCGCCGCCGAGGTTTCCGCTGCCCGTGATCTTCTGGCCGCCGATGACGCCGAGCGGGCCGGACGGGTGCCACGCGCCACCGTAGTACAGGTAGGTGACGCCGGCCGTGGTGGTGGCGAACTGGCCGTTGTACGGCGTGGTGACGTTGGCCTGGATGTCCGCGAGCGTCGAGCCGAACGCGTCCTGAACCGCCCAGCCAGACAAGCCCAGGCTATAGATCTCAAGCCACGATCGGTCGATGCGCCAGATGGTCATGCCCTCGTAGGGCGTCAGCGTGGCGCGGTCCGTCGCGTCCTTCACCGGCAGGATGCCGCCGAGCGCGACGGCCCACGGCGGCCGCAGGTCGTCGATCATGCCGCTGGTGATGGTCGTCGCGCCGGCGGTCACGCGGACGCGCGCGAGCTTGTAGTAATCCGTCGAGCCTGTGACGGTCGGATCCGCCGGCGTGCCGGACGGCGTGCCGACGACCTGGATCACGGACCAGGTGTTGTTCCCGTCGCCGTAGGTGGTGTCGTTCTGCTGCGCGACGATGAGGTCGTTGCGCTGCAACGAGGGGTCGGCCGGGTGTGCGGTCAACAGATCGAGGTTCGTGGCCACGTCGAGGCACTGGAGGTAGGTGCCGGCGCCGCGGGCCGTCTGCATGAACGCCTGAAACGCGTTGATTTTCACGGTCTTGTCCGGCGTGGACTGCGCCGCGACCAGGCCGGGCGAGGCGGCCGCCGTCGATCCACCGGGCCGCAGACCGATGCGGCTCTTGACGTTCGTGCTGCCCGGCGTCACGAGCGAGCCGATGTGCAGCCGGCTGTCCTCGGTCGTCAGGATGCCGCCAGCGGTCGACACGGCCCAGCTGTTGCGTGCTGACACGGTGAAACCTCCGGATCAGGCGGCGGCGTCGCGCCAAGAGACGGTGAGCGTTGCGGCCGGGTCGTACGTGCCGAGCTGCGCGAAGTCGATCCGCGTCGGAACGCCCGGCAGCAGCGGGAACCACGACCGCGTGAACAGCTGGCCGTTGGCCTGAACGCCTTGCAGCGCGACCTGGCGCAGGTCCGTGTCGATGGTCAGCTGCTGGCCGGCAGCCACGACGAACGACGGGTTGAACATGAGGCGGTCGCCGGTGTCGTGGTTGGTGATCGTCGGGCCCGTCACCGGGCCGGTGATGCTGAACTGCGGCCAGGCAGCCACCCATCCGGCATTCGTGACGCCGGACAGGTAGCCACCGGTCGGGCCGGAGCCGAAGTCCAATGGAAACTGGAGCGGGAACACCAAGCCGGTGCTCGCCGCCGTCGCCAGGCCGGTCGACATCGTGTGCAGTGACGGCGAGTAGAGCTTGGGGTCGGTCGCCTCCCACTGGAGCGCGAGCGTGGTGTAGCCGACGGCGTACACCTTGTCGACGTTCAGCGCCCGCTTCTTCAGCCTGGCGTTGCACAGCCACTTCTGGCCGTTGAGCTGGATGACCAACGGCTCCTCGACCGGGGACTCACTCGGCGCGGTCAGCGCCTGGAGCGCCGCCACACCGCCCGGGAAGCCCGACAGTGCAACACCCTTGGTCTGGAACGTGGCCGTGACGACCCGCTTGGACATCAGGGTCGCATTCGGGAACATCCCGTGACGGCTCGGCCGCGGCTGGTCGTCTCCTCGGAAGTCGGGGAGATCGAGCCAGCCGGACAGCGTGTCGAGCCGCCACATTGAGGTGCCGCCGAGGATCGTCGAGCGCCACTCGACCTGTCCGTCGGTGGTGAGCAGGTCGCCCGCGGCCACGTCAGCCTCCCGCCTTCGCTAGCCACGACATCTCCCGCGCGATGTCGGCCGGGCCCTGGCCGGCGTATGCGTGGAAGTTCTCGATGTTCAGGCCGTTGCCGCTCGACGCGAACGGTCGGGCGTTGCCGAGCAGCGGGCCGCCGGTCGGTCCGAAGTCGACACCGATCGAGCCGCCGACGTTGTTGATCTGGTTCGTCAGGCCGGTCAGGTAGTCGGTCAGCGGCCGCTGACCGTTCTTCAGGCCGGCGAGCAGGCCGGACATGATGGCGTTGCCGTGCGGCGTGAGCAGGGTCCGGTCGTAGCTGATCGGTCCCTTGTGGTCGGCTATCCAGCTGCCGATGCCGCCCACGAATGACGTGATGCCGTCCCATGCGGCCTTGAGGCCAGACAGCAGACCGTCGAGGATCGCCTTACCGGTGTTCCACAGCAGGTTGCCGAGGTTGCCGATGCCGGCCAGGATCCGGCCGCCGATGCCGCTGACGAAGTCGACCACGGCGTTGATCGCGAACGAGACGCTGTCCTTGATCTGGTCCCACGCGGCGCCGAGGACTTCCTTGATGCCGTTCCAGGCGCGACCCCAATCACCGGTGATCAGGCCCATCACGATGTCGATGACGCCCTGCACGGCGTGCATCACGTTCGTGATGGTGTCCTTGATGAACCCGAACACGTCCTGCACGACCGGCAGTAGCGCGTTGATGATCGGAATCAGCAGGTCGGCGATCAGGTTAATGACCGGCACCAGAACCGGCACCAGCGCCGCGATTGCCTGCGCTACCACGACGAGCACCGGCGTCAGGGCCTGAATGATCGTGACCAGCGGCGGCAGAAGCGCCATCGCCAACTGGACGATCGGCGGCAGGATCGGCAGCAGCGCGCCCAGGATCTGAAGGAACGCCGGCGCGAGCGCCTGCAGCACCTGCAGCAGCGCGTTGCCCAACGCCGCCACCAGTTGTCCGACGACTGGCAGCAGCGGCATCACCGCGTGCAGCACCATCATCAGTGCCTGCGCCAGCGTCGACTGCAGCACGCCGGCGATCTGAGAGACGATCGGCAGCAGCTGCAGCAGGATCGGCGACAGGCCGGACGCGAGCTGAGCGATGATCGCCGCGAACGCGGGGATCAGTGGGGTGATGGGGCTCAACAGGTTGGCCAGCGCGGGAATCAGCGGCTGCACGGCCTGCACCAGGCCGACCAGGACTGGCGCGAGCGACATGAGCACGCCGCCGAGCTGCTGGCCGAGGGACACGACCACCGGGCCGATCGCCGCGAACAGCTGGCCCAGCGCGACGCCGAGCGGTGCGAATGCCTGCACCACGTTGACCACGACCGGGCCGAGCTGCTGCACGACCGGAATCAGCGTGCCCACCAACGACGTGACGAGCTGCTGAATGATCGGCATCAACGCGGCGATGATCGGGCCGCCGACCGAGGCCAGCGCGCCGATCAGCTGACCGAGCGGGCCGAGGATCGAGCTCACGCCCTGCAGCAGCGCGTCGATCGCCTGCTCGGCCCCGCCGGCTCCCGAGGTGAGCCCCTGCAGGAACTGCGCCAGGCCGCCGCCGAGGCTCGCGATGCCGTCCGCCAGCGCGCCGACCACCGGCCCGGCGACCTGCGCCACGGCCTGAATACCCGGCATCAGCTGCGAGACGAAGCCGGCGACGCCGTGCGCCAGGTCCGTGATCATCGGACCGACGGACTGGAAGATCGACGCCAGCGCGGGCTGGATCGAGTCGAACGTCTGCGTGGCCAGCTTCGCCACGCCCTGCAGCACCGGCACGAGCGGCGCCGCCGCCTGCGCCATGCTGGTCTGCACGTGCTGCGCGAGGTCGCTGAACGACTGCTGCACCGCGGCGTTGCTCTTGACCGCCATGATGCCAATGGCGCCAATGGCCAGCGGGACCGCGGCGAGCGACGCGCCAGCGACGACACCAGCGGCCGCTGCCGCGCCGCCGAACATCGCCATGTACTTGCTGAGGCTGAGGATGCCCTCGCCGGAGCTCTTGGCCTGTCCGCCGATGTAGTCGGACAGCGCGGCGAACGTGCCCCTGATCTCAACGGCAGTGGCGGCCATCTTCGTCTTGGCCATGTCCAGGCCGCGATCGAACTTGCTTCCGTCGAGGCCGAGGTAGGCGACGAGATCGCCGACAGTGAGCGCCACGGTTCACCGCCCCTCACAGGCCGGCCATCGCCTGCCGCGCCTGCTCGTCTGTCGCCACCGGACCGTCATCGGCGATGGCCTGCATGAACCGGGATTGCGGGCTGAGACCGATCAGCAGGAACCGGAACTCCCGCGTGGTCAGGTCGGGGATGCCGGCGCTGGGGATGTCGTACTCGCGCCGGAAGTCGGCGACGATCAGCGGCCAGTGCGCCCGGACGCGCGGGTCCGCGAGGATGCCCTGCGGGCCGCACGGTTGAGTGGCACCGGCGCTTTTCCCGCGGCGTCACGCTCTCTGGCCTTCTCGACGATCTCGGCCGCCTCGGCGAACGTCGTTGGCTGCCCCTGCCCGTTGGCCATGCCCCACGCGAGAATGACCTGCAACTGCTCGCCGGTTGCCCCGTTGGCGACCCACTGCTCCAGCGGGTCCGAGCCGAACAGCCCTTCGAGCAGGAACTTGACCGAGTCCGGATCGGACGATCCGATGCGCTCGGCGACGTCGTCGTTGAATCGCAGCGGAACGTCGTGCGGCACCTTGACCGCAACGCCGATGATCGTCTTGGTCTCGGCCGGCTTGCCGGGCCTGCTGGCCCAGTAGCTAAGGAAGTCATCCTCGTCCGGCACGAGCTCGACGTACTCGTGGGTGCCGTCGACGACCTTGACGGCCTTCTGCCCGGCGGTCACGGGGCGGTCGCCGTGGTGGCCGCGCCGGACCGGGTGACCTTCATGCCCCACGCGGACTCGTCGTTGGTCTTGCCGCCGAACTTCTGCTCCTCGAACACGGCGGTCCACACCTGCCACAGGCTGTCGGCCGGGTGCCGGTAGCGGATCTGGCCGAGGCTCGCCTCGCCGGTCGCCTTGGCGAGCGTGACGCAGCGCGCCTGACCCGTGTCCTGGACTCCGGTCGTGTCGTCCTTGACGAGGTAGCCGCTGAGGTCCAGCTGGGCGCCGCGCTGCATGGCGCGCGCCTCGTAGGACCCGTTGCTGTCGAAGGTGGTCACGTCGGCGACGGCAGCGTTGGCGGACCGGTCGACCGTGACCTCGCTCAGTGACGAGATCGGCAGCCAGGTCACGTTGTCGGCGGCCAGGACCTGCACGATGATCGAGCGCGCAGGGATCTTGACGGCAGTCATGTCTGGTCCTTTCGGGACGAGTGCCAGATCACTGGCGCTGCGCGGACTGGTTCCGGATCTCCATCCGGAAGTTCACGGTCCACTCGAAACGGTTCTTCAGGTCGGGCCCGATGTAGACCGGGCCGCCGTTGGTGCCGATGCACAGCACCAGGTACGTGCCGCCCGGCAGGACGCGCTGCATCATGCCGTGCAGCTGGTCGTAGATCTGCTGGGCCAGCGCCTCGGGCGCGGACGCGTCGGCGTCGGTGCCGCGTACTCGGATCTGAAGCGTCGGCTGGTCGTAGCCGAGCAGGCTGTCCGACTCGATCCCGCCGTACCGGGCGACGGTCAGCGCGACGTCCGGCGAGTCGGCCGACTGCGTCAGGAAGATGTTGCCCGTGCCGCCGGTGTCGTCGTAGGTGCCGAGGCCCAGCTGCGCGAGCAGCCGCGCCACCTGCTCCGTGATCGTCATTCCAGCGCCCTCCGCAACTGCTCGGCGATGAGCGCGACCATGACGTCGTTCTCTTCCTGGGCGGCGAGTTCGAGCCACTTCGCGCGCCGGCCCGGCGCGTGCCGGTTCTGCAGCCGCTCGTGTTGGTACACGGCATAGACGGTGTCGTAGCTGACCGCGCCCTTGAGCTCGGAGTCATCGACCTGGGCGACGCCGGACCGAAGGAGCGTGCCCTCTTCGAGCGGGACGGTCCGGTTGGCGGTTTCGAGCAGGTGCTCGGTCGCCAGCTTCAGCCCGCGCACACCGCCCTCGCGGGCACGAGCTTCCGCGTACGGGCCGTTCCAATGCATCTCGACCCGCACGTCGTCGCTCACGTCGTCATCACTTCCAGGTGACTCGGAACCGGCAGCCTGCCGCCGTCCTGCTGGTTGGCGACCAGCACGATTGCCGTGCGCCCGTCGGCGAAGGTGATGCGGCTGCCCACCGGACACACCAGGCTCAGCCTGAACAACACCGTGGCATTCACGGTGACCTGCTCGGCATTCTGGCCGCGCGTCAGCCGCTGTCCGTTCGAAACGAAGCATGGCACGTCGACGACCTTCGGGCCGTACGTCGGCCCCTTGCCGCCATGCCCGGTGAGTGGTTCAACCGACACCGTGTCCTGTAACAACCACGCGGGGATCTCGGCCACAGCGACCCCCTTTACCACCAGGTGGTGATCGTGCCCGGCGTGAGACCGGCGGCCTTGAGCGGTCCGCCGATGTACGGGCAGACGCGCGGCAGCGGATCGGACCCGTTCGACCCAGATCCGCGGTTGAGCGTCACCGATCCGATTGAGACGGACTGGTATTGCATGGCCTGTCCCGATTCGGTGCCCTCGTTCTGCAGCCACCACACGACTTGCATGCAGGTGGCGTTGCTCAGCGCCGTGATCACGTCGGCGTCGACGGGCATGCCGTTGTCGTCGGTGTCGTAGACCGCCGACAGCAGTACGGTGTCGACTTCCTCCGAGGCGCGGGTGAGCATCCGGGTCGCCTCGGGTTCGGCCGGCACCGTGACGTCGGCCGGCGCGTAGGCGGTGAGCGCGGTCCGGTCGGCGTAGACCCGGGCCATGGCTCAGCCCTGGATCAGATAGGCCGTCACCGAGGCGCTGGCCGAGTAGTCGACGTACACGTTGCCGTCGGCCTGCAGCTCGGTGTTGGCCTCGGTGATGACGCGGACGGCACCGGCGGCGACGGCGACGACCTTGTCGGCGATGGCGGTGCCGTCGACCAGGGTCGCGCCGGTGGTGGCCCGGACGGTGACGTTGACCGGCGAGCCGGACGCGTTGTTGACGACCAGCTTGTTCTTGCCGCCAGCGAAGGCGAACTGCTCGCCGTTGGTGTTATCGACGGTCCACGGGCTGATCAGCGCCGAGGGCTGGGCCAGCGCGTTGACCGCGGTGCGGGTGGTGCGTGCCATGGCGGCTACTCCTCGGTGTGGTCACCGGACGTGTCCGGCTCGTCGTGCTGCTCGATGTCGGGGTCGCCGGTGTCCAGCTCGTTTCCCTCGACACCGTCCGGCTGGGCCGGCTCCTGAAATACGGGCTGGGTGTCGGCGATCACGGGCTCGCCGTGCTCGCCGACGAGCCGCCATGGGCTGTCCTGATTGGACGCCGCGTGCGAGAGCTGGGCGTCCAACGGCGTGCCGTGGAAGGTCACGCTGCGCTCGACGACAGCCCCAGCGTCGTCGAGCTTCTCGTAGGTGGGCACGGTGGTCCTTTCCGTGAGGGTGCCGGGCCGGCCGAGGGGACGAACCGGCCCGGCGGCTCTCACTGGCCGAAGCGCTCCTGCATGTCCTTGACGGTCATGGCCTGCGCCTCGTCGACGGTGACCGGGTGCTCGGCGCCCTCGGTGAGGCGCACGACGTAACCCACCCACTCGTCCTTGCTGGCGTTCTTCGCCGGGACCTTCGGCTCGATGACGGCCGGCACGTCGGAGTCGACCCGCTCGACGTACGGCTCGCCGTCCTCGGTCACCCGGCGCAGCTCGCCGCGGGTGACCTGGGCCTGCACGGACTCGTGCGGCGGCCAGTCCAGCGCGATGACCTGCCCGCCCGGCCCGCGGTAATGGCGCGTCTCGGTCATGTCGATCACGTGTTCCGGGGGATCGAGAACGCTGTGATCGTTCCCGCGAAGCTGGCCGCGAAGTCGATCGACAGGCTGCCGTCCTTCTGGACGAAACGGCCGGACTCGAACGGGCCCAGGAACACCACGCCGGTGGTTGCCGGAACGGAGACGGTCAGGTCGCCGAGCGACGCGGCGATGTCCGGCGGGTTGACACCCGCGCGGACGATCACGTTGTGCGGCGCGCCGTCCGTGTTGGCCACGCGCAGTACGGTCAGCTCGGGCTTGGCCTTGGCAATGGTCATGCCGTTGGCCTGATCGACGGCGGTGCCTGCCGGGTTGGACAGACTGGAGTTGGGAACGAGCGGGCTGTACGCAACAACGGTGCGTGCCATGGTGAGTACTCCTCGACTCAGGCGGTCGCGCCGTCGACGTAGGCGACGGCCAGGTTGTCGGGGCGGACCAGCTTCGCGCCGTACAGGGCCAGGCCCTTGACGGCGTCGGCGAAGCGGTCCTGAGGCCGGTACGCCTCGGTCTTGTTGATCTGCTCGGCGAAGCTGATCGCCGAGTTGGTGCCGGCGATGATGGCCTGCACGGTGCCGGTGGGCACGGGAGTGTTGTTGGACTCCAGGATGTCGAAGCCGGCGGCGCGGCCGACCATGCCGTTGCGCAGCGCCTGGCCGCCGTCCCCGGCCTCATTGACCTTGATGAAGCGGGCGTCCTTGAGCAGCGCCGAGTGGAACTCGGGACTGACCACGACGTAGCGGCCGGCGGTCGGCACGTTCGCCTTGGACAGCTTGGTACGCAGCGGCACGAGCACCTTGTCGTAGGCGTCGGACGAGGTCGCCAGGGACTGCGGCGCGCCGGACGACGCCACGGTGTTCGCGGACGGGGCACCGGTGTAGAAGCCGGCGACGTACTGGTCGATCACGTCGGCCAGGGCGTAGGCGGCCTCGTCCATGGCCTGCGGCATGACGTTGCCCTTGGCCTGGCGCGCGTCCACGTCGTCGACGAAGAACGCGAAGTACTTGCTCTGGTCCACCACCAGGGTCCGCTGCGCGTCGGTCAGCTCCTCGGGAGCGATCGACGTGCTGTTCGGGTTGTACGTGGCGATGGTCGGCCGGGAGATCGAGGTGATACGGACGGTGTCGCCGGCCTGCGTGATCTCGCCCTCGTAGTCGCGGTTGACGATGGTCGGGCCCGCGTAGACCAGCTGCTTGCGCAGGGCCACGAGCAGGGTCGCCGACCAGATTTCGGGACGGAACCTGGTGATGGACATGGACGTTGCCTCTCTCGGTTACCCGCCGAGCAGGGTGCGAAGCTGGCCCTTCTGCTGGGCCTCGACGATCTGCTCGGGGGTCATGGTCTTGAGCTGGTCCTCGGTGATCTGGTCCGGTGCGCCGGGCGCCCCGGTGAACTGGCCGCCGGACCGGGCGGGACCAGCAGGCGCGGTCTTCAGCAGCGGGTTCGCCCCGACGGCCGCCGTGATCGCGGCTTCGACCTGGGCGGCGAAGTCGGGCGCGCTGGGGTCGAGTTCCTTGGTGGCGTTGGCGAAGCCGACGGAGTCGAGCAGCGCGGTCGCGTTCGCGCCGAGCTGGCCAGCGGCCTTGTAGACGGCGAGCTGCACGGCGGACTGCCGGGCGGCCGTGGTCTGCGCGGTGAGCTGCTCGGTGAGCTTGGCCGGGTCGGCGTTGTCGTCAGTCTTCAGCCCGAGCGCGACGGCCAGCTTGTCCAGCTGGGCCTTCTGCGCCTGCTCGGCAGCCGTCAGCTTGGTGCGGTTGCCGGCCGCCTCTGCGCGGAGATCGCTGATCAGCTTCTGCACGGGCTCGGCCAGCGTCGACAGGTCGACCTGGCCGGTGGTGGGCTGCGCCGGGGCGGCGGCCGGCTGGGCCGGTGCTGCCGGGGCAACAGGTGCCGCGGGCTGGACGACGGCGGGCACCTGGCCCGGGTCAGTCGTTGCCGGTGCGGCGGGGGTGGTCGGCGCGGGCGCGCCAGCTGCTGGAGCGGTCACGATGGTCCTTCCGTCGACTCGGGCACCTGGCCGTCGTCGGTGATGTGCACCGCGGCACCTGGCCAGCGGTGTGGTGCTGCCCCGACACCCGGTCAGGGACGTCTTTAGCGCGCTGTGCCGATCTGCTCGCGGTGGCGCTGCCGGAACAGTGTCGTCACGGAGGTGTCGGCGACGTGGTCGCGGATCTGCTGCTGGATCGCGCGGACCTTGGCCTCGGCCTGCTTGCGTCCCTCGCCGGTGATCGCGGCCTGCGCCTGCGTCTTCGCGATTCGGACGTTGCGCTCCAGCTGACGCAGCTTCTGTCGCGCGGCGTCGCCCTCGGGATCCTCGGTGTTCGTGATCGGCTTGGTCGCGCCAGGCAGGAAGCCGTTCGAGTTGTGCCGGCAGTTCGGGTGGAATAGGCCGGCGTCGATGGCCTCGTCGAGCGTGCCGGCGATTTCGATCGTCAACATCTTGTCGGACACCATCGACTGCCGCTCGATGGTGCGTGCGCCGGGCGGCCCGGATGTGGCGAGAACTTTGCCTTCCCATGGCCGGCACCGGATGCACTCCTGCGGCGAGTCGGAGATCAGCCTCAGGTCGACGCCGGCCGCGTTGAGCCGGTCGTTGTGCGCCTCGATCGCGGCCTGTGCGACGCCGGTCCTGGTCGCCATCTCGACATAGCTGGCGAGCTGCCAGCGCCGACCGCTCTTGTCAACGAACCCGGTGATGCCGCGTGAGAGGAACTGGTCCCATGCGGTCTGTGCCGCGGCGAGCCGACTCTTGGTGCCCATCAGCACGGGCGTGAGCGCGGTCCTGGCGATGACCTCTCGGTAGGCGTCCAGCGGCCAGCGCAGCACCTGCAGGTGCGTGCCGCGCAGTGTGGTGACCAACGCCTTGACGAGCACGTTGATGGCCTCGGCGCCAGGCAGCGCCTGACGGAGCGCCGCCATCTCGGTCGGATCGAGGTAGCGCTTCAGCTCGTCGAGCGCCGCGTTGCCGCCGCGTTGCCAGGCCAGCACTATCGCCTGGTGCGCCGTGCCGGTGGTGTCGGCGTCGAGCCTGGCGACGATTCGCCGGGTGGCGTTGCGGAGGTCGTTGATCGCGCCCAGCTTCGCCGGTGCCGACACGTCGCCGGCGTTGCGCCGCAGCTGCCGTGCGACCTCCTGTGCGATGCGCACGGCAGCGTCGTCGTACAACGCGACCAGCGTGCCCGCCAGGTCCTCCGCAAGGGTCCGGTCGACGGGCACCGCGCACCTCCCGTCAGCCGGTGGCCGGCTGCGGCCCAGCGTTCAGGCCGACGCCATCTGCGGTGTAGCTCGGCGCGGACGGCGAGGGCTGTGACGTGCCCGGCTGTGGGCCGAGCTGCTGGCCAGTGACTGCGATCGGGCCGCCGGTGAAGGCGCCCGGGTCGGTGAGGTTCGCGCCGGGCTGCTCGCCCTGGATCAGCGCGACCTCTTCCTTTACCTGCGTCTCGTCCCAGTCTGGGTGCAGCATCTGCACGCGGGTCTTGGTACTCGCGGCCTGGGCCGCTTCGAGGAGCTGCAGCGTGCGGGCGACCGACTCGGGATCCTGTGACACGGCGTCGCCGAAGCCGAGGTCGGGCTCTTCCGGTGTGATGCCGCTGCCGAACTGGGCGACGTCGACGAGCATCAGCGTCTCCAGCAACTCGCTGAGCTCGGGCTTCCAGTACTCAATCTTCCGGTCGCGGGTGGTGGCGGACTGCTTATCCCGCGAGTTGACCTCGGTGGCGGTGGTCGCCCCCCTCGGGCCTGGGTCCATGCCGAACGTCTGCAACGAGTAGCCGGCGTCGCTGATGATCCGGGCCAGCATCTCCTTCGCGGTACGCGAGTGCTCCTCGACGCGGATGGCGAACTGGACGATGGACATCTGCGGCGGCCCGCCGGGCTGCGGCAACAGGTTCAGCGTCTCGTACACCTCGCGGTCGACGTTCCAGCGCGCGCCCTTGCCGGGCCCGTTCGAGTCGAGGTACACGTCCGGGATGATGACGCGGCCCTTGGCCAGGCGGATGTCCCGCATCCACGACGACCACGTCTCGTCGAGCGAGTCCATGAGCGGCTCGACACCGGAGTAGTCGGACCGACCGAGACCCGAGGCGGCGGCGTTCGCGCGCCACAGCCGATTCGGCTTCATGTTCGGGATGTAGACGGCGGTGAGCCGGCCCGGCACGCCGGTGTCGATGATGTCGCCCGGGAGCATCTGCTCGTCGACGAGATACGCGGTGGCCGGGTGGTCTTCCAGCGCCATGCGGATGCCGAGCGTGTCTGGGGTGCCCTTGTACAGGCCGTGCATGATGAGGCCCGGCTCATGCCGTTCGAGGTGTCGCCAGACGGTGTCGCCGTCGACCTCGACGACCCGCCAGAACGTGACCGCGCCGAGCGAGTCGTAGCACCACTCGGGCACGGCGGCGTCGGCGTGGACGGCGGAGATCCACGGGCCGTCGGGGCGTTCGTCCTTGTCCCAGCACACCCGCAGATACACGCCACCGAGCGCCGCCTGCACTTCGGCCGCTTCGAGCAGTCGGGCGTGCAGACGCCGGTTCAGCTTGTCGAGGCGCTGCTGGGTCTTGGCGTTCTCGACGGTGATCGTGGGCGGCTCGGAGAACAGCTGATCGGCGCTCGTCGAGGCGAGATCGCCGGCGATGGGGATGTGCAGCTTGGTGCGACGCTCGCCCATCGGCGTGCGCGCGCCCCAGAACAGTCGCTGCAGCCAGCCGGACACGCCGCCGCGGTGCGCCCAGCCGCCCTTCTCGCTGGCGAAGAAGCCGGTTCCGGTGGGGTCGTAGCCGGACTGTCCTCCGTAGACGGCGGAGAGCTGGTCGGGGTCGCCAGAGTACCAGGCGGACCAGGCGGCCATGCGGTTCTGCACGGCGCCCAGCTCGCGGGGCGGCCACGGGGTCTTCCCGCCGAGGGGGAGCGGCACGGCTGGCCTCCTCTCGGTCGGGCGTGTCAGCGCCGCGGGATGGTGACGTCGGCGTGCTGCTCGACGAGCGCGCGCCACGTGGTGACGGAGAACCGGAACTGACCGTTGACGCCCCAGCTGCTGCCCCACGAGTTGTCGGCGATCAGATAGCTGTTGTCCTCGGTGGTGCCGTGCTGGTAGGCGCGGATCAGGAACTCGTGGCCGCCGCGAACCTCGCCGGTCGGCTGCACGACACCGTGCTCGTCGGGCCGGTCGAAGCCGGTCAGCCACGGCACACCGACGATGACGGGTCCGAACTGGAGCGCGTGCAGCAGGCCGTTGACGGTGAGCGCGTGGTGGTAGGCGCTGATCAGGCCGAGGTTCTTGGCTGCCTTGCACGCGGCCAGCCCGGTCGAGCCAGTGTCGTCCGGCGGGTAGGTGCCGGGCACGTTGTCCAGCACGGTGGCGTGCGAGTACAGCGACACGGCGAACGCCTCGTCGAACCGCGCGGCGTCCGCCGCGGTGGTGACGTCCGGCGAGCAGCCGAGCCAGCCGGCCATGGCGTTGCCGGTGCAGCTGCCGAGGTCGCCCTGGTCGAGGATCGGCGAGAAGCGCTGCCAGCTGACCGTCTTGGGCGGCAGGATGTCGGCAATCAGGTGCTCGACGGCATAGGCGAGCGAGCGCTCGTCGTGCTCGATGTGGCGGCCGAGCCGGCCGGCGAACTCGTCGATCCGCTCGGGGAGTAGTTCGGTGTGGACGGACATGTCGCTCCGATCGGTCAGCTCGTGATTGCTGTTCGACATCGACCAGGCCGAGGTTGATCACGCCTCGGCCTGGTCGCGCGATCCCGGATCAGTAGCGGCCGGGCCCTTCCTTTTTGGGGGTGCTCGTGATCGACGTCAGCCGAGGAACATCGGGACCATGAACCCGGCCGTGCCTTGCAGGTCGACGCCAGGACTGAAGCTCGACGGCCACGCCGAGTAGGCGACCTGCTTGTATCGCGACCGGTAGTTGCCGGCGTCCGACAGCACGGACACGCCCGCGAAGTTGGCGAACGGGAAGTTGGGCGGCGGGCTGTAGCCGTGGACGGAGAGTGCGACGCGGTACCAGGTGCCGGCCGCCTGCGCGGCGATGTTCGGCGTGACCGCCTTGGACACCTCGCCGGCAACGGTCCACATGGTGTCGTCCGAGGTGGACGACCAGAGCAGGCCGCCGGCGTCGGAATAGATCGCGAAGCCGTTGAGGCCGGTGCTGCTGAACGTTCCGGCCGTGCGCAGGAACACGCCGACCTTGGTGATGGCGTTGCCCGCGGGCACCCACACGCGGCTGAACCACTGCTCGCTGATGGTGGACTGCTGAGTTGCGGTCTCCAGCGGGCAGGCTGCGCTGTGGTAGCCGTAGCCGGCGGGCGGGAACGGTGTACCGAGCGCGGATGTCACGCTGGCCGGCACTGACTGGAGCGCGGTGTTGGCTAGGCCGAGGCTGGTCTGCACCGCGGCGGACATGTCGGTGGACGGGATGCCGCCGCCGGGCTTGACGTACTTCGCGGCCAGGTCGGTAGCAAGGTTGGTCACCTGCGACTCGGCGATTGCGCCGACGCGGACGGTCGGGTTGGCAGGCGTGCCGCCGATGACGATCGTGCTGTCGCCGGCCGTGACCGTGAGAACGCCGCTGCCCGCCGGCAGGTACTGCGACGGGATGTGGTTGGTGCCATCGAGCGGCACGACGCCGTTGGGCTGACCCTTGTCCGTCAGCGGCACGAACGTCGCGGGCGGCGTCGGGTCGACGACGACGGCGATCCGGTTGAGGTAGTTGATGCTCGGCGAGCTGGGCACCACGGCGTCGAACTCGTAGAACAGCTGGTCGGTTCGGACGACCACGTGGTAGGCCCAGCCCTGCGGCTGCACGTTCGGCGAGTCGTTCGCGGGCACCTGCATCGAGAGTGCGCCGCCCACGAGCGTGCCGATGATCGGCTTGGTGCCAAGTAGCACGTTGTCGCTGGCATCCCTGAGCACGTACGGCGGGTAGAACTCGACCTGGCCGGCCGCGAGCGCGCCGGCCGGACCTTCGACGGTGCCGCCGATAGTGACGAGGTTGAGCGCGGCGGGCCACGGCATGACGACCTCCCGTCAGGCGCCGAGCGGGACGAGCACGACGGCGACGCCGAACAGCACGGTGCCGGCGATGATGAAGGCGCGTCCGACTTGGCCACTGATGAGCAGGCCGAGGCCGATGAGCAGGCCAGCGAGTGGGACGAGGAGAGCGCGGAAAACGCTCATGCTGCGATCGCCTCCATGATGTGCGGCCGCCAGGCGGCCTCGGTGGTGCGGAGCACGTACCGCCCGCCGTCGAGCGAGTGGTCGTCCGCCTTGACGGGCTGGTCGATGCCCTTGGCGGCGGCTTTGTCGTCCCAGCTGTAGCCGCCGGCCTCTTCGATCCAGCCGGCGCACGACTCGTGCACGCCGAGCTGGTCGCCGGCCAAGAGCGAGGAGACGAGCCGGATGCCGTCGAGCACGCTGTTGTCGGCCAGCGTGGGCGTGAGCCCGTCGCGGTAGAGCTGGGTGACGAACGATGCGGCCGAGGGGTCGACGACGGTCCATTCGGGCCGGACGCCGATGACGCTCGGCGAGCCGGGGTGCGGGATGCGGGCTAGCCACTCGCGCAAGCGTTGCGAGTACTCCAGGTCGGTGAGCTGCCGGCGCGCGGTCCTGCTCTCGTAGCGGTACTCGTTGGTGAAGTACAGCTTGCTGTCCGCGCCCATGCCGAGGAGCAGGCCGGCGAACGGGTTGACCGTGCCGTAGTCGACGCCGAGCCCGATCCAGCGGTCGATCCGCGGCAGCTGGCCGCGCACGACGTGCCGCTCGGGATCCCACATGTCGTAGATGGCGCCCTGGGCGAGCACCCATTCGCCGAGGACGAACCGGCGGTAGAACAGGCCGACGTACTCGCGCTTGAGCGCCTCGACGTAGGCGTGCGACAGGGTCGGGTTGTCGGCGAGCTGGAACGTGAAGCGGTGCAGGTCGAGCGCATCGGGCGACGCGGACTCGACGATGCGGCCCTCGCGGGTGAGGTGCAGCTTGGCCCGGTCGAGGTAGTTCTTCTTGAACCAGTGGTTGGGGCCTTCGGGGTTGGTGGTGCCGAACCACTGGGCGTCGTCGACGGACAGCCGGGTTCCGAGCATCGAGAAGAACGACTCGGGGTAGGTGGTGACCTCGTCGCAGTAGGCGCCGGCGAGCGTCATGCCCTTGATCTTGTCGGCGGCGCGTTCGTCGTTGGCGCCGGCGACGTAGATGGTGCGGCCGAACAGGTCGAGCTCGCCGGCTCCGACGCGGTAGCGGCATCGGCGCTGGCCGACCATCTCCTGAATCGGGTCGATGATGTTCCGCTTGAGGCTGCGCTCGGTCTTGCCGGTCATGAGCAGGTTGCCACTCGGTCCCGTTCGGACGTAGCGCAACCAGTGCAGCATGCTGCACACGGTCTTCGAGGAGCGGACCGCGCCTTCCCAGATGTTGCCGCGGGCGGTGGCGAGCCGGACGCTCTCGCGCTGCTTGCCGACGAGCGGAACGACGGCCATCGCGCCCCCGTTCAGTCTCCGATCATGTCGCGCAGCCAGGCGTCGACGGCGGCCAGGCCCTGAGTGTCGGAGTCGTGCTGCTCGATGCGCAGGCTGCCGTCGAGTGCGGCCTTCGCGGCCTGCACGATCTTCAGCTGGCTAGCGAAGTCGGGCTTGTCGTGCCACATCTCGGCGTAGGTGTTGTCCTTGCCGCCGAAGCTGTAGACCAGGGCTGGTTGCCAGAGCTGCTCGCGGATCTTCGCGGCGTCGTCGAGGAGGTCGTTGGCGAGCTGGGTCCGCTTGGCCTTGGCGTCGATCTGCGCGGCTTCGACGGCGGCCTTGGTGGCGGAGCGGTCGAACGAGAGGCCGAGCTGCTTGCAGACCTTGGTGACGACGCCGGCGGATCGGCCGAGCTCGGCGGCGATGGCGTTGCGACTGAGTCCCTCGGCGTGGAGCTGGCGGATGCGCTCGCGGTCGTCGTCGGTAAGGGGCGCGGCCAAGGCAACCACCTCCCCGCGGCGGCCAGTGCGCGCAACCACCGGCGTGACTGGTCACCGGCGGTGGTCGCGGTTCGAGGTGATCCAGATGCGGCGAAGCCCCAGCCGGCCCCGAACCAGCTGGGGCTTCGTGCTCGTCGGTGGGCACATCTGTTCCCACTGCACGCGATCGTGACAGACCGTCGCTGAATCAGCAAGAACGCAGGTCAGACGGTGCTTATTCGTGTCGTCGCGGCGGCCGGGCGCAGGTGCGACAGACGGGGCTGTCGCAGCGCTGGCCGGTGAACTGCACCTGCTCCCACTCCTCGACGACGATCACGCGACGCATGTAGACCTCGCCGCCTTGACGGAGGATGTGGCAGATCCGGCCAGCCATGGGGGCGACTCGTTCGACCTCGGGGTTGTCGTTGAGGACGAACATGTTGCCGCCGCTGTAGAGCTGGGCGTACTCCTCATGGACGTCGTCCTTGGCCATGGTCATCCTGCCTTCACGGTGCGGTCGGGGTCGAGGATGTCGCGCACGTCGCCGACGCAGTACCGGGGCCATCGCTCACCCTTGCGCGGCGGGTACTGCGCGATCTTCCCGCGCTCGGCCCACTTGCGCACCCGCTCGACCTTGAGATCCTGGTCGGCATAGGCGGCCAACGCCTGGCTGATCTCGGCCGCGGTGCCGAGCTGGTCGTCGACGGCGTCGAGCAGGATCCGCCGGCGCACGGCGACGTCGTGCACGGCCTCGCAGGCGCGGCAGGTGACGGTGGTTCGGTCCTCGATGGCGTACAGGTCGGCGGCGCAGTAGATCGGCCGCGGCGGGAAGCCGGGCGGCACGACCGCGACGACGTCGAGCGGGTCGAGGAGCGCCGAGCACACGCCGAGGTACCGCTTGTCCGGCCGCCGGTCGGTGATGCGCCGGGCCTGCCCGGTCAGGTCGTGGATCTCCTGCCACAGCTCGGCGACGGCCTCGTGCCGGCGAATCTCGCGCTCGTGCAGCTTGAGCCAGGCGGCGAGGTCGAGCGGGTGGTTGCGCACGTCGAGCGGCAGCGCGTTGTCCTCGGCCAGCACCCGCACCCACCCGCCGAGCGTGTTGTGCAGCTGCCGCAGCAGGTCGCCAGCCCTCTCGTCGAACCCGATGCCGCGCGCGGCCGTCCTGATCACGATCCCGATCGGACTGCCGCCAGTCTTGCCGAGTCCGGCGAGGGTGCGGTCGAGGTCGTAGATGAGCGACTCGACGAGCTCGGTCAGGTCGTGGTCGAGGTCGGCCCAGCAGGCCGAGCACAGGTTGCCGTCGGTGTGGACGGGCCGGCCGTCGACGGCACACAGCGGGTGGTTGGTCACGTCGTGCTCCTGTGGTTCATCGCGGAGTACTGCCCACGTCTCGTCCCGCCGGTGACGTCGAAGTGGCTGTCGCACTTGTGCGGCGTGTGGAAGCCGACCAGGTCGCCGCAGGCCCAGCACGGACGGTTGGCAGCCTCAACGAGTTGCCGTTGCCGGTCGATCTCGGCGTGCATGGCGTCGGCGATCTCAGCGTCCCGCCACTCGCGGGCGACGACCTGCGGGAAGCCGTAGTCGATGCCGACGACGGGCGCGTCCGGCCGCTCGTCGGGCCAGAGGTAGGCGGCCGGCGGCGGCTCATCCCGCTCGATGTGGCGGCCGAGGATGGCGGCGAGCAGCCGCAGCACGGCGCTCACAGCATGACCGCCGGTTCGGTGCCGAAGCCGTTGATCCGGAGCAGACGCGCCACGGTGCCGAGTTCGAGGCGGACGGGGTGCTCGCCGAGCTCCTTGCCGCCGAGCGGGTGCCCGTATGCAGCGAGGTCGAGCAGGCATTCGAGCGGGATCCAGCACCACCAGCGGCCTACGTCGGCGTTGCCGGGCCGCCGGGTGATGAGCATGCCGTAGGTGGCGTTGGCCTTGCTGCGCTGCTGTTCGGTCTCGAACAGCCAGTTGGCGATCTGCTCGCGCTTGCAGTCCTTGACCTGCCATACCAGGCCGGGCGTGCCGGTGAGGTCGCCGGGGTCGGGGATGACGCGGTCGCTGCCGACGTAGGCGGCGCGGATGGCCCGTTCGGCTCCGGGGAAGCCGTTGGCTCGGAGCCACTTGGCGACGGCGCGCTCGGCGTCGGCTCCCTTGCGGCGGTTGGCGCGGCCGAGCTTGGCGCGGTCGACGGGGGCGGTCACTCGGTCGCCTCGCTTGCCGGTGCGGGCTGACGGAAGGCCAGCGGGTGTTCGGCGGGCAGCTTGTGGCGCAGCCAGCCGGCGATGGCCCCCCAGTGCCGCGCGTCACCGACGCCCTCGTCCCAGACGGCGCGCCGGTTCGCGTGCGCCTCTCGGACGAGTTCGGCCAGCAGGAGCGTGCGCTCGTCCCAGCTTTCGCCCTGAGCGGGCTTCTGCGCCTCGCTGTCGCCCTCTCGGGTGTCCTCGGTCATGATCGGCCTTTCGGCTCGCTGGTGGCCGCGCTGGGCGGCGGGAATGTGGGTTCTTGATCGGCTTGCGCCGCGCGGGCGGCGTCCTCGATGCGGGTGTCGTGCGGGGCCTTGCGGCGCACGCGGCCCCTGCGGCCGGGCCGGACGCAGGGCTCGCCGACGACGGCGCCGCAGGAGGTGACGCGGCAGACGACGAGCAGCGGGTTGGGGCGGATCTCGGCGGGCTGGATGTCGCCGGCGCGGGTGTCGGTCCAGTTCCAGAGCCCGTCTCGGCTGGACACGTGCCGGCGTCGGCGGCTCATGGCTCCATCCCCGGGTCGTAGCGGCGGAACTCGGGCGGGACGCCTTTGCCGCGGATGTCGCGGGCGCAGGCTGGGAGCCACTGGCCGGTGCGGCTGGGGTTCTCGGGTCCGAACCAGCGCCAGCCGACCGAGGGCGCGTCGCAGTGGCCGCAGTCGCACGAGCGGCCGTCGGCAGGCTCGGGCGGCTCGACCGGCGGCAGTCGGCGGCTCATGTCGACCCCTTCCGAGCCCTGGCAGCGGCGACGGCGGCCCGGCCGCGTGCTGCCCGGTCGGCGGCGTCGGGGTCGTGGTCGCAGAGGACGCGGCCGACGTAGCCGTTGTCGTCGCAGAGGTCGCAGCCGGCGACGGCGATGGCGCGGGCCTGGGCCTGGCGCTCCAGCGCGGTGGTGTGCGCCCGCTTGGCGACGGCGGTCCGCTCGGCCTGCCACGCCTCACGGGTCCGGCGGGCCTCGGCGCATCCGCCGCAGGGCGGCGGGTTGTCGTCGTCTCGGTGCTTGGGGCATCGGGTGGGGGGCTCGTCGACACGCGCGTCTACTTCAGTTACTACCCCCCCTAAAGAACCACTAGAAGAAGACACAGACACAGACACAGACACGTCTGGATTCCGGTCGGATTCCTGTTGGACGGCGGATGGATTCCGGCTGGAGTCCGGTCGGACGTTTGGCCGGTTGACCTGCGATGTCCCGTTTGGACGTCCATTCTGGTCGTCCGTTCCCGCCGAAACGGGGGGAAGATCAACAGGGTCTCTTAGTTTGGGAGATACCGCTTTTCTCGCGGCGCGCTTCCGCTCGGCGTCGGCCTTACGGTTGGCCTCGATGCGGGCCTTGGTCAGGTTCCGCGCCTCCCACTGATGGAAGACGTAGCCACCCTTCCTTCGCCTCCACAACCCTCGGCTCACCAGTTCGTCAGCGACTTGGGCGCTCGACCGTAGGGTGTGCGCGAGCACGTCCTCGGAGACGAAGCCGTCAGTGGACTTCGCCGCGGAGAACGAGCCGGCGCGCACCCAGAGCGAGAACGCAGCGTCGGACATCCCGGTGACTTTCGGGTGGTCGTAGAAGTCGGGGTCAACCTGGAATCGAACGGGCATCAGGCCGCGGCTCCTTTGGGTCGGCATGGCAGCCCGAGCCGCGTGCGGATTGCGGCTGCCGTGTAGGTGGTGAGTCGGGTGTGGACGGCGACCTCCACGTCGGTCCAGCCGAGTGCCCACAGTTCGTGGACGAGCACGGCGCGGGCGACTCTCGTCAGCGCTTCGGCGGGCTCCAGCCCGTCGCGGCACCGGCGGTAGAGGTAGTCGTCGGAGACGGGCCGGGTCGGGATCGGTCCGTCGGTGCGACGGAGGCGGATGGACATCCGGTGCCTCCTGGTGGTTCGGTGGTGGTGCGCCGGCCCGGGTGTCAGCCGGGCCGGCGCGGTGGTCAGGCTGCGGCGAGGATCGGTCGGCCGATGTGCTCGGCGACCTGGGGGACGACGGCATTGCCGAGGGCACGACGTCGGTCCACCCCGGCGGGAACTCCATAAGCCACTCGATCCACTCGGGGTTCACGGGCCCACCAACCGCGTCGCTCAGGTCCACGCCCGTCTGCGAGCCCGCCAGGCGGCGGTGCAGCGCCTCCTCGGACAGGCCGCCACGGGCACTGTCCTTGGTTTTCGTTGTGGGCCAGAACGAACAGACGGCGGCGTGGGTGTGGCGCACCCAATGCACAAGCGGAGGCGTCTCCGGTGCGGACTCGGTAGCCGGCGGATTCGAGGTCGTGGTGAACATCGGCAAGTCCGCGCCGGTGCAGACCGGGCACGTTCTCGACGATGACCCAGGTCGGTCGGACGTCGAGGACGACGGTGAGCATCGATCCCCAGAGCCATCGTTCGTCGTCCTGCGCCAGTTTGAGACCCGCGTCGCTGACCGGCTGACAGGGTGGACCTCCAGCGACAACGTCAACGGCAGGTCGGGGCTGGGACTGCCACCATTCGACGGCCGTTCGGACGTCGTCATGCCGCGGCACCTCCGGCCAGTGTCGAGCCAGCACGCGCCGGCAGTACTTGTCGCTCTCCACCTGGCCGACGACGGTCATGCCGGCGCGTTCGAGGCCGAGGTCGAGGCCACCGATGCCGGAGAACAGCGACAGGACGTTCATGCCCTCACCTCGATGCCGGTGCCGCGCAGGAGCCGCTTCGCCTCGGCGAGCCAGTCCTCTTGGTCCTGATGGGAGAGGTCGCGCCAGGGCCGGTCGAGGTTGTGGCGGTCGCGCAGCTTCTCGGCGATGCGGTGCAGGTGCGTGTAGTTGACGACGGGGCGGCCGGCGGTCATGACCCACCGAGCCGATCCCGCTTGTCGCGGTGCCGCTGGACGACGTCGACGAGCAGCTCCAGCTCCTCGGCGTGCCCCTCGCTGCCGGCCCCCTCGTGTGCGGGCCCGTCGTCGCGGTGACGGCCCTGCGGCTTGCGGTGTTGACCGCGCGCCGGGAGCAGGTAGAAGAGGAGCAGACCGCCAGCGCACAGGCCGGTGAGCACGACCACGGTGATGCCGATCATTGCTTACCCCCATCGGTGAAGTGGCGGACGATCTCGACGACGCCGCCGATGAGTAGGCCGCCGAGGATCAGCATGGCGGGCAGGAGGTCAAGCACAGGTGCTCATCACCTCGACGAGCTCGCCGCAGTCGCCGAACAACGACTTCCAGGCCATCCGGTAGCCAGGGCTGTTGCTCCGCTGCCAGCCGCCGGCAGGGTGTCGCGTCCACGTGGGACCGCCCGGCTTCCTGTCGGGCAGGCCGACGACAGTGCCGACCTCGGGTTCGGGGCTGTGCGCATAGAAGCGGCGCGGCTCGGCCGGCTTGGCGATCTCATGCGGCCAGGTCGCACCCTGATCGGGGTCCTCATGCAGGCCCCAGTGACCAGCAGCGCGCTGGCACCGCAGTTCGGAGTAGTCCCCGTTCCCCACGCCGCAGACGGGCTCGGCGTCGCCGGCGACCCAGCGGCGCGGCTCGGCTGCCGCGTCGAAGTCGAGGGTTTGCTGGGCGATGAGCTCGAGCCTGCGCCGCAGGTCGTCCCGCTCGGCCTCGACGCGCTTCGATCGAAGCTGCCAGTACTCCGTGGAGAGCTTCGCGCGTGCCCCGTCCAACGCCTGACGCAGGCGGTCCCGCTCGGAGCGGGCCTCGTCCCGCTCTCCGCGCCTCTGGTCCAACTCGAACAGGTAGCGCTCAACCGCCGATCGCACGGCCTCCTGCTGCTGGGCGGGGACGCCAACAAGCTCGGCGATCTCCTCGAATCGCGCCCGCAGCCGGGTCACCTCGGCGGCGGCGAGCTCCCACTCCTCGCGAGTCTCGTTGCGCTCGTTGGTGGCCTTGATGGCCTGCTCGTTGGCCCGTTCCATGTCGGCCTTGACGGTGGCGTTCTCCGCGCCGAGGCGAACACACTCGGCGCGGTACTCCGCAGAGGTGCTCGCGATGCAGTTGATCAGCGTCCGCACATGGGCGATCGTGACCTCAGGGAGACCGCACGGACCGTTGTCCTCGATCGCGTGTAGCTCGTCGGCCAGGCCGCGGAGCTCGGCGTCGCGCGGGTCGGGCTCGCCGAACACGTTGAGGAGCTGCTGACCGAGCGAGGCCAGCTGTTCCTTGGTCGTGCGCCGGCTGGTGACGCCCGCGCGCTGGTCGGCGTCCGAGGTGGACACGCACACGTAGTGCTCGCCCTTGACGTGGTCGTAGGCGAAGGACACCTTGCACCCAAATGACAGATCCCAGCCGATGCCGTCGACGCGCATGGCCTCGACATCCTCGTCCCACTCCATCTCAATGCCAGGCTCGCTATGGACCGGCTTCCGCTCGACGGCCTGGATCTGGACGTCGGCCGGGATGAGGCCGGCGGCCACGAGCCCCTGACGGAACTGCCAGAGCGGAACCGCGCGGAAGCTGTCGACAACCGCGTCACGGATGGCATTGAGCGCGAGCGTGAACACGGACGGCACCTCGATGTGCCCCTTGGTGCCGACCTTGGCCGTGGTCGTCTCGGCGTAGCTCAGCTCGACGTCGCCGCTATCGAGCCGGACGGCCTGCGAGAAGTCGACATTCCGCTTGGCCTGGAAGGTCTTGGCGACCTCCAGCAGGTCGGCGGCCGAGGGCTCGACGATGGTGTGGGCCATGTCCTCAAGATGCTCGGCGAACTGGGCCTGAGACATGAGCGTGGCGTTGAACTTGTTCCACCGCTCCCAGTCGGCGTCGCCGCGCAGCTGCAGGCGGACGCGGTGGTCGCGCCAGCCGGCGGTCTGGTGCTGCGTGGTCGTTGAGCACCGCGGTCACGCGGCTCTGGTCGACGTCGGCCCACACGGTGGTGTGGCCGGGCGTCATGAGCCGGTTGACGTAGGCGGCGAAGTGCTTGTGGTCGTGCAGGACGACCTCGCCGCGCGGGGCGAGCGGCGCGGCCAGGTGGTGCTCCAGCGACTCGACGGTGAGCTTCTCGTCGTGGCGGACGCGGACGACGACGAGCGGGTCAGCGGCCGAGGAGAGCGGGAAGGGCTCGACCAAGGTCGAGACGCGGCCGAGCGCGGCGGCGGACTCCGTGTCGGTGCGGTGCTGCGGTGCGTCGGTCACCGGTTGCTCTCCTTGTGGGTGTCGAAGATGGACGGCTGGTGCGGGTTGTTGCGGACGAGCTCGTGCCCGTCGGTCACGAAGAACACCGACGAGGCGCGCTCGCCGCGCGGGACCTTGCGGACGATCTCGTCGAGCACGACGACCATGTGCTCGTTGCCGGCCTGCGGCTTGACGGTGACCTTGTAGCTGATCGATCCGGGCTTGCCGGTGCGCAGCACCTCGGCGACCAGCTCCTGCAAGCCGCGGGACAGCTCGTCGTGCGAGCGGCCCTTGTTGGTCTCCAGCAGGAAGGTCGCGAAGGGACGCGGCTCCTGCTCGGTGGTGTCCTGCTTGGACTCGGCCACGGTGTGTGGCTCCTCTCGGGTGGGGATCGTGGGTGCGGCCATCACTGGCACGCTCCCGGCAACGGGCAGTTGTGCAGGCCGCACAGCGGGCAGAGGATCGGCGTCGCGGCGGGGGCGACCTCGACGACGGGCCGGGTGTCGAGCGGCGGCGGCATGACGAACTCGCCGTAGGAGGGCATCAGAACGGGAACCTCTCGTCCGGGAAGGCCACGTCGCGGATCTCGGACAGCACGCTGCGAACGTCCTCGATCGGCACGCCGACAACGTAGTAGGCGCTGGTGGCGTTGGGGTAGATCCGCAGGTGCAGTTCGCCGCTGATCAGCTGCGCCTCGAAGCGGGACGAGGCGCCCTCGCGCAGGTCGCTCTTGTAGACGGTGACCGGGCCGGACGACTGCTTGGCCGGCGGGTCGACGTGGTTGGCCTGCGCGATGAGCTCGGCCGCGACCTCACGCGCGGCGATGGGGGTGAGGTGGCAGCTGGGCCCGTCGCTGGGGCGCCCGATCCATAGCTCGATGGTCTTGTCGCCATCCTCGAATTCCTCGACGACAAGGGCGGTGTTGCGGGCGGACGACCAGGTTGCCATCAGGCACCGGCCTCGACTGGCTCGCTGGCCTCGGCCTCGTACTGGCCGAGCAACGCGTCCAGCGCGCGGCCCGGGTCGTCGGTCTCGGACAGCCCGGCCAACGTGTCGATCACCTGCGACGCCTCGCGCTTCGTCAGGTCGCTCGACGAGGTCAGCTCGCGCCGGGCCAGGATGCCGACCATCTGGAGCTTGTCGGCCCGCTCGGTGACGCCGAAGTCGTTCAGCGACACGTGCAGCTTGTTCAGCTGGGCGCGGGTGGCCGGGCCGTCGACGGGCAACTCGGCCTGCTTGGGCTCGGCCGGCGCAGCGTCCTCGTAGCCGTCCTCGCCCGGCAGCGGTGGCGCGGTGTAGGTCTTGGCCCCGCTGTTCTCGTCCAGTTCGGGCGGCGCGAACTCCTCGGCAGCCCGGACGACACCGGACCGTGTCGCGGTCGCACGCTTCGCCTTGCGCTTGGGGGCCTCGGCCTGCGCCGGCGAGGTCGGGCGCTCGTCGTCGAAGTCGCCGTCCTCCAACTCCTCGATCGTCGCCACGATGCCGCCAACCACGTCAGCGAACTTGCGGCGGCACAACCGGGTCGTGGCGCGGGCGTACAGCTTGTCCTCCGGATAGCCGCCCAGCTGGATCTGCGCCCGCTTCGCCTGGTCGGCGGTGAACTGGACGCGGGTCCACAGCTCTTCGCCGATCCGGCGCCCTTCCAGGATCACGCGGGTGTCGTTGGCCTCGACCTCACGGAGCTGGTGGCCGGCGGCCAAGACGAGCGCCCGCATGATCTCGGCGCTCTTGCCGGGCTTGCCCTTGACGATGTGAATGTGCTGCAACGAGGTCATCGGGCCGAGGCCCATCTCGCGGCCGGTCAGGATCGCGGCGGTCACCGCGGCCGGGTTGCCGCGCATGGACACCGGCACGAACTCGGTGTCGGCGATCTGGTTGGCCAGCGTCGAGACGTCGCGTACGACCTCGACCCATGTGTCCAGCTCGGTGGCCGTCCGGCGCTGCTCGCGCACGGCGGGCGCGGCCGGGGCTTGGTACTGCTCGACGGTCACATCGACTCCTGAAGTGCGGGCGGCAGCAGCGCGTCGCCGACGAGGTCGCGGGACTCGGCGCAGAAGTTCGCGACCTGCTGCACGTAGAGCAGGGCGCGGAACTGGTCCGGGCCGGCCTCGACGGGCACCAGGTCGTACCCGTCGGCGCGGACGTGGATGACGCCGGTGCGCTGCACCACGGGCACGGTCTCCTCGTGGCCGGCGCCGTTGAGGAAGAAGTCGGCGTAGCGGTAGCCGGCCAGCTGCAGGGCGGTCTCGCCGTAGACGCCGGACCGCGAGGTCTTGACGTCCAGCAGCCAGCGCACGCGCTCGCCGGGCCGGTCCGGGTCGACGAGGTCGGCGATGAGGTCGCCGGTGCCGGCGTAGCCGCGCTTGTGGGAGACGACCACGAATTCGGTCAGGACTGGCTGCACGTCCCATTCGTCGAGGAAGCGCACGTAGGACTCGACGTGACCGGCGAGCTCGTCGGGCACGGTGACTTCCTCGCCGTGGACCAGCTTCTCGGCCAGCGCGTGCACGGCGGTGCCACGGTTGGCGGCGGCGTCGCGGTCGGCGTAGCGGGCTTCCTTGAGCTTGGCCAGCCGGACGGACGGGGACATCTCGGTGAGCTCGTCCCAGTGGTCGATGGCGTAGCCGGCGGTGGTGTTGGCCGCCCAGTTGATGAGCGCGGGCTTGGGCACGCCGTTGCCCATGATGGTGGTGACGCCGGGGACCTTGGCCCCGTTGGCGTCCACGTAGGAGTGCCCTCTGCCGCGGTTGACGCGGCGCACGGGCGGGGCGTAGGGCATCGAGCTACCTCGTTCGAATCGCGTTGCGTGAGTACGAAATCTGGGGGCGCACGGGGTGCAGGAAGATGAGGACGATCACGCCGATGGCGAGCGACCACGCGCCCCACAGCACCAGCACGGCAATGAGCGCCGAGGGCTGCACGAGCGCGACCGCCAGGCCGAGCGCGAGCGGCATCAGCACGGCCAGGGCGATGGCGGCGACGTTCAGGGCGCGGTCAGCCACGGGACACCTCGCGGGCGTATGGCGGGGTGAACAGGTCGAAGCGGGCGGTCGGCTCGCCGGGCTGCCAGCGCATGAACTCGCCGCTGCACACAACACCGCCCCGCGAGAACTTCGGGCCGATGCAGTCGCACCAGCACTCGCCGTCCTCGCTGGAGTCGAGCTGATGAACGAGCTCGAACATCGGGCGCACGCGCTCGCCGTCGTTGACGTCGTCCGGCGGCACGATGGGGATACCGTCGACCTCCTCGTCGATCAGTCCCGTGTAGACGTTCACGCGGCACCGCCGAGGAGCAGTGCCACGTCGATCGGCTGGTACTCGTCGAACTCCGGATCGAGCGCGGCCAGCAGGGCGGAGTGCAGGTCCGAGTGGCGCTCGGGGCTGGCGCAGAAGACGACGCAGAGCGGCCGCTCCGCCGCGACACCCAGCACCTCGACGTGCAGCGAGTCCTCGCTGTACACCTCGGCGAGCGCGGTGACGTCGTCGAGCGACGCGATCCAGCTCAGCAAGGTGGGGTGCTGGTAGACGTGGACGACCACGCGGTCCCGGGCGGCCTCGCACGAGACGCCGCCGAGGCGGATGCCGATGACGTCGTCGGCGAGGTTGTAGCGGTCGAGGTGGTCAGCCAGTCCGCGCAGAGCGGTCGTGAGGCTGAGCTTGGTTGTGGTGGTCATCTGCTCTCCCAGTAGCCGGACATCTCGTCGGCGGAGTCGCGCTCCGCCTTGGTGGCCTTGTCCCAGTCCTTCTCGGCGTTGTCCTCGACCTGCTGCTTGACGAGCGCCTTCAGCTCCTCGTCGGTGAGCTTCTTGCCGCCCATCGCCGCTCCTTCGGGAAGAACTGGTCGACGATCTGCTGGACCTCGGGGTAGCGGTCGGTCTTGTCGGGGTCCTTGGTCACCGGCACGTCGGGCTTGCTGTGCTTGCCGGGGCCGCTGGACGCGGGCGGTACGGTCGGTCTGGCCATGGAGGTGCTTCTCCTGTGGTCACGCGGGTCGTCCGGTGGCTGCCGGGCGGCCCGCCCTGGTGATGGGGTTATGCGGCCGGCTTCTTGCCGGTGCGCTTGGCGCGGGCGCGGGACGAGGCGAACGCCATCCGCTGCATGTGAGCCCGCCGGGCGTTCTCCGCCCGCTTGACGCGCTCGACGGCCGGCAGCGTGCCGTCCGGGTCGACCTGCTTCTCGAACCGGTCGAGCGCGGCCTTGCGTGCGGCGGCGGTGCGCTCGGAGCGGTCCGGCGTGCGGGCCCACATCTCGTTCGCGGCGAGACTGGCGCGCATCCGGCGCTGCTCGGGCGTCATGCGGCCACGTCCTTGACCAGCTGCTCGCGGTCGTCCTCCGCGATCCCGAGGGCGTCGCAGATCCGGGCGAAGACCTTCGGGCTGACCGTCCTGCGTTGACCGAGCTCGATCTGGCTCAGGTACTGGACGGAGATCTGAGCCTTCGGCGCGAAGGTGACCAGGTCGTCGCCCTTCAGCTGGCGACGCCTACGGACGTCCCCGCCGTCGATGAGTACTCCAGAGGGGGGGTTCTGCATGCTGCGAACGCTACATAGTTCAGCAAGGTTCCACAAGTCACAGCAACGCAACGCAGCGATATGCGTCTGTCTGTGTGCATGTGGTCGCCATGCGTGGCCTTGTTCTGCAAGAATCCGCTACGTTCAGCTCGTCTACGGGGAGGGCAGCTGCTGATGCCTGGGGACGATGTGCCCTCGATGGAGGCGCGACGCGAGCTCGCGCGGCTTGTGCGCGCCCGACGCGGCGAGCTCAAGCTGAGCGTCTCGCGCGCCGCAAAGCTCGCACCTGTCGACAGGGCCACATGGACCGGCGTGGAGGACGCCACCAGAGTCCCGCAGTCACACAACCGGGCCGCCATCGAGAAGGTGCTGGGTTGGACATCGGGATCGATCGACAGGATCCTTGCCGGCGCCGGCGGCCCACAGGTTGACGAGCCCTCTCCGACACCTACGCCGTCAAGGGCCCGCTGGCAGACCTACCGGGTGACTGCCGAGGAGACGCTGAACCTGCTGCGAGTCGCGTTCGAGATGTACGGTGACGGCGGCTTCTGGCAGGCCTTTGACGACATCTACTTCGGCCGCGAGAACACGCAGCGCACATCCCGCCAATCGCCTAGTGATCAGCAGGGCCAATCGGCCTAAAACTCACCCGGTCGGCGGTGGCTAACGTCACATAGCCGGCGTTCGATGAATCCCTAGTAACCGGGACGCACGGCGGGGTTGGACGGCGTGCCAGCAAGAGGGGAGCCAGGGTGGAACGAGTGTGCGTCATCGCGTTCGCCGCAGCAGCGCTACTCACTTTGATAGTGCTGCCATTGGACGCCTGGGCCATCGCCGACTGGCGGCAGAACGCGATCGACACCGCCGGCATAGTGACCTCCGCATTCTGCGTAGGCACGTGGCTATTCGCCGGCACGGCATGGCTGAATCTGAAAACCCGTCGCCTGTTGGGCGACATGTTCGGCAAGGCGAAGCGAGAGACGAAAGCGGCCAGAACGCTCAGACGCCTGTCAGTGGATCAGCCAACCATGCCGCTGACGGTGCCGCCGAATCTCCGCAGCGTGAAGTAGACGCCACGTGCCGTCGCCGCCCGGACCCCTCGGCGGCGGCACGGCGGTCACAAGTCCCCAAGGTTCAGGCGATGCGCCTCGTCCGTCGCGCGCGTCTGCTTCGTGAACTCGGTGTAGCGCTTGAGCATGTCGAGACTCTCCCAGCCGGCGACCGCCATCAGCCCCACCTCGCTGCCGCCCGCGGCAAGCCACCGGGTTGCGCCCGTGTGTCGTAGCCGGTGCGGGTGAAAGTCCTCGATACCCGCGGCCTCGGCGCGAGCCATCAGCGCCTTGTACAGCGCGACGTACGCGAAGCCCTTGCCGCCGCCGCCGAGCCAGAACGTGTCCGTGTTGGCCAGGCGGTGCTTCTTGCGGGCCCGCAGGTAGCGGTCCAGGGCGACCGCGGTCTGCGGCCCGAACGGCAGGATCCGCGGCTTGTGCCCCTTGCCGATGACCGTGGCCGTGCCGCCCCGGATGTTCGTGCCGCTCACGGTCATGGTCAGCGTGTCGTTGGCGCGGCCGGCCGTCTCGGCCATCAGGCGGGTCAAGGCGGCGTCGCGGACGTCGACGAAGCGCGTGCCCTGGCAGGCCGCGAACAGGGCGCGCAGCTGCTCCTCGTCGAGCGGCTTCAGCGGCTGAACGTGGATCTTCGGCTTGGCCATGCCGGCGAGCTCGTCGACGTCCAGTTCGCCCTCCTTGTGCAGCCAGGCCGAGAACAGCTTCAGCGCTGTGACGCGACTCGCCGCCGTGCTGCCCTCCATGCCCCCGGCGATGAGGCTCGCGACGTACTCGGTGACCTGCTTCTCGCTCAGCGTCGGTGCGACGCCGGCCGCCTCACACCAGGCGAGGTACATCCGCACGCCGGTGCCATAGGTTCGGATCGTGTGCCGGCTCAGCGCGCGGGCCGTGAGGTGCAGCGTCCACGACTCCAGCAGCTCAGGCAGGTCGGCGGCGTCCATGGCCGATATCTTGACTTGTAGCTCTGCGCTTGTCTACTCTAGGCTACCTGACCGGGAAATGAGCTGGTCAGAGACGTTGCGGACGGGTCGGCAAACTACTGATAACCACGAAAAATCCCCCGTCAAGCTCTGCGCTTCGGCTGTGTGTTCGAGGTCCAGAGAGAGTGTGCCGAGCGGGATATCCGGTAAGTGCTCCCCGCGCCGCAACGCCGTAGAGACGCTAACGCAGTGG